GCAATCTCCTTCGGCTTGCGGGGCTGATTCACATACTTCAGGGCCGAATAGAGACATGAAGCAACCACGGAAGTGCGGGACATGCCACGGCGATCACAGTGGGCGACGAGCTTCACATAGAGATCCTTTGCGTAGTCCATCGTGCGGGCATCAAATCCATTGTTCGTTGCAGCTAGAGCAATCTGTTCAAAGACCTGTAGGAGACTGCGCTCCTTGTAGGGGAGTAGATTCCAGGAGTGGTACCGGCGTACACGGGCCATTGCAATACGTGTCGTGGCATTTCCACCCTGGGCGTGCGAAAGAATGACGGTTCCAAGAGTGGAACTCGGAAAACGGGGATCTGTCGGAGCACCAACCCGACAGGGATCAACTAAACTTCTGTCTTCAGAACCAAAGAAACGATACTCTGCTCCAGAATCAATGGGTCTATCTTGAACCTCCCCACATTGTTTACAACTTACCATTTCATCAAAGATAAGTTCATCTTGTGCTGCTCCACAGTGGATACAGCATGTCTCAGGCGCAGTGGTGCCAACAGGACGTTCCTCCTCTTCCTCCCAAGAGGGGAACTCATCCTTTGCTTGTCCAGTCTCCTTATGAAGACGAGGGAATAGCGTATTCATGGGGAGGGCTACTAGCCTTGGTGGAACATCTTTAGCCTCTTCAAATTTGTCCAGCCGCCGCAGTCAAAATACGCAGAAGTTGTGCAGCGGGCGGATGGGATCCCGCAAGACGCTTCAAATACTGAAAGACCGTCACATTGAATTCTCTCGTAGCATAGTCCTTTGAAGTCCAATGTGTGTGGACAGACCCCAGAGGCTCCTTTTGTACAACGATTCCTGAATTTCCTTTTGAGCGAAAGATGCCCCACTCCCGCAAAAGGTCTGACGGCGATTTATCCCCCTGCCAAAGGCGCCACCACCCATAGTTATGCTGAATAGGGAATTCATAGAGGCTCCCATTCCACGCAGGAGAATCCCGGAATACTTCCAGGGCGGATTGCTCAAAAAACCGTGAAGTGGCACATGCCTTCCGCCATGCCTCAATAGCAGCGGGCGATTTCATCCAGACATAGCCAGCATTATAGGCCCCGAACTTTGCCTGATCAGACTCCCGAATATGATGAGGGGAGAGCCCCACTTCTGCAGTATCCGGAATCTCAGGAAGAGGCCCCATGAAACAGATATCAGCATCAAAATAAAAGGCACCGGACTCGGCTGCTAGGACGGGCTCCTTTGAGAAAGCCCATGCGAGCAAATTCAACTTCTCCATTTGAAAATCCATCCATTTCGTCTTGGAATTCACACCCGGAATGCGCTCCATCGTCTCTCTCGAAAGAAGACTGTACGAATTCAGGCACACATTTGTGTGAACAGTGCCCGGATACTTTAGCGCAGTGAGAGCGGTCGCCGAATTTGTATCGCAGAAAACACAGAGAGTCGGATATGCCCCGGAATTCCAGAGCATAAGTGTTTTTACGAAAATTATAAAGTCATCCAAGGCTTGGCTTGTTACAAGAGTTGCAACGCGCCGAGGCTTCATTCTATAGAATTTTTACGGGACTCTGCTTAGGCCTGTCTAAGCGAGCATCTTGAAGATGTACAGGGCCGACACAGCACCCAGCGCCTGGGACACCACGTAGCCCAGCAGGTCATTCACATTCAGCGCATTCTTCATGTAGAACGCAACGGACACGGCGGGGTTCAGGTGACCACCGCTGATCTTGGCGGAGAAGAAGATGCCCACCGCCAGCGCCAGACCAACCACCACAGGCTGGCCGCCAGAGGCCAGCACACCCATCATCAGCAGAAGCGTACCGAGGAACTCCGCAAGGTACTTATCGGTTCTCATTCTACCTAAGCACAAGGAAAACATTCTCTCCAGAAGGGAGGAATGGCACTTCGCCGCATCCAGAAAGAACTCAAAGATCTAGAGATAGATCCGCCCGCCAATTGCAGCGCCGGGCCAGTCGACGGAAATCTGTTCGAGTGGGAAGGGGTGATTTTTGGACCGGATGACTCACCTTTTTCAGGTGGAATCTTCCGTCTTCATATCCAATTTCCGGTTGATTATCCCTTTAAACCCCTCTCTGTCAGATTTACCACGAAAATCTACCACCCGAATATTCACGAATCCGGGAGTATTTGTCTTGACATTTTAAAAACGCAGTGGTCACCCGTTCTCACAGTTGGAAAGGTCCTTCTGAGCATTTGTAGTCTTCTAACTGACCCAAATCCGGATGACCCGCTCGTGCCTGTGATAGCAGAGCAGTTCAAGAAGAATCGGCCTGCGTATGAGGCGGAAGCGAAGCGATGGACTCGCATGTACGCAAATAAATAGGGCACACTGTTAGAGAGCGAGAATGCTGAAGAATACAAAAGAATTTATAACCCTCTGGGTACTTCTTATTCTGGCACTCGGATTCATATCGTATATGACTGCGCCGGCGAATCCTATCGTGCGACCTCGCCTGGAGCGAATTGAACCATTCCAGAACGCAACGGGAATTACGCCCGAGGGGAAAGTGGAATCATCTAACACTCTGGCGCCGGCCGAGACTGGTCTCGTAAATCCCAGAGAACCCTACAATTTATTGAACGGGGTGCTGCCACCCTATAGTGGAAATCCGGGGGGTGTGAGCCCTTCAGCAGCCAGTTGCTACGATGCAGACTTCCAGAAGCGCTTGGAGCGCACTGGAAATTTCAGACAACTCACGAACAATTACAAACGGGCTGTTCCCGATTCCTGCTCTGCGCCGAACCACGATCTGGTTCTTTCGTTCTATAAAGTTGAACCTCTTGGAGGAGCCTAAATCCAAGCAGAAAACTGGCCATCGAAACCTATAGATGTGTCGAAGTTATGCGAAGTTTAGGATTTATTTGCTACGCATGGGGCATCTCACCTCTTCAAATGAAATTTGATGGGGCGATACGAGTAAAAGTAGTTACACACATATATGAGCATGGGGGCGTACCCTACATGGTTCTTCATATGTGGGCCATCATACACTTTCAAAAACGATGGAGGCGGCGCAGAGCCTTTCTCAGACAGCCAGCCATTGTCCGATGGCTCTTACGACGGGAAACTGGATGTCGCCCCCTTAGTCGTCCATAATCTTACAGACATTCACAACCAGTTCAGAGGCCTTCGGCTTGCTCGGGCGCTGTGATACGGGGAGCACAAAGGTGCCTTCCCGTGCCTCTTTTACTGCAGCCCAGAAGGCGGTCCGTTTTTCCTCTGTGGAGGCGAACCAATGCCTATCCCGCTTGACCGTCTCCGTATAGAAGGAATCCATATGCCAAGGAATAGATTCAATCACATTCCATCCGAGGCGCTCAAAATCCTTCAGTTCAATATACGTGTAAGCATATTTCAGTTCCAGTGTATCAGGCTCTTGGAGGAGCCAGACGGTGCCCCTATATACACACCCGATACTCCCCTCCTCAGGACTCTTATATGTGCTAAGAGCCTCCTTATAGGGTGATACGATCTTCACTTCAATGTAGTCACACTCATCAATATCAGTCACCTCCATCTGAATCTGCATCTGACACCAGTATTCAAAGGGGATTTTTCCGTTCATCTCTCGGCGCACAGGACACTTGATCTCTACGAGCCGCCCCACACGGGCAGGGTCAGTCGCCGACATCAGAAGCCCATCGGGACTTGCGGCAAGACGAGGATCCGTTGCGTGAATGATTCGTCCCACATCCATAATCTCAGACCCCCACATGGCCGTGAGAATCATCTTTACGACAGGCTCAAAACGGACGCCCCAGTCCATCGGTGACATTTCAAGTGTTTCAACGGCGAGTTTCGGGGCACCCATAGACTCTGCGCCAGAAGGATCGATCACCTTCTTGAGTGCACACTGCCCCATGCCTCTCGGAGTCCCAAGAATCACTGAGAACTCGCTCGCCGTAAGAACATTCTTGGACTGAAGATACCACTCGGCGGAACGCTGGGGAACATGGGGTCTTGATACGAGAGCCTCGATATGCGCAAGTCGCTCCTCGCCTGTTTTTTCAGCCCACCGCTTGGAAGTCGCCTTGTCTAAGAACATTTTGAAGAGAGTCAGTGTACCGTCTAGGGCTGTATCGTATTCATCATACCCCGATTCCTCAATTTCACTCCAAGGAAATTCGGAAATGACACCCCGTCGCCACTCTTCCTGGAGCGTATGATATGTTGGACATCGGTGAGCGTTATCAAAACTCTCAACGAAGTCCACTACTTCGGCGATTTTTGCCATCCCTCCTCCTACCTCTAGATATTATTGTGTTTCAGGCTTAGACCCCTCGGGTGGAGGAGTCGTCGCCCTCTTTCGGAATGTGACATTATTACGTCCTCGCTCCATAAGTTGAAAAAGAACTTCACCGGCGGAGTTCTGGTGCATCACGAGAGGCTTGATCTCCGTAATCTCCTCCCTCTCATGGTCATATACAACCGCCGTCTTGGAATTCAGAAGTTTGCGATCCAGAGCCTTCGTAAGCAGCTGAAGCAGTGCCGCCTGCTCCTTCTCCTTCAGACCTCTCGCCTTTGTGAGAGTCTCCGTGAATTGACGAATACGATTCAGACGTAGACCACGATCCAGGCGATGCCAGGGGCGCTTGAACATGGTGGAAGCCTCGTTATCGAGCATATCCTCCAGCGATTGATTCAAAGAATAATCTATACCACTCACGTCCTGAATCACATTTTGACGGAGGGTGCGATTCCGATTCGTGGAACTCATTCTATAAGAAAAACGTGTTAAGCGCTTAGGCCTGGGGGCTGAAATTGAAGGGGCTTGGACCCTAGATCTCGTACAAAGAGTATGCCTGCTACTGCTACACCTCCACCTGGTGATTTCTCATTTATGGGTGACAACTACAAGATGGATCAGTACTTCTACGCCGATGCATATGAGACAATTGAACGTCTCGGCCTCTGGGAGTTCTTTCGGACAGAAACCCCTCCTGAAGGAAAGGGGTATATGTTCTGGTCACATCCCACAATGGACCGGTTGACCAAGGAAATGAAGACAGCAAATGATCACTCAGGGGCATCCTGGGGCCTCACGATGCGCACGATGGAATATATTGCAAAGAACGGGTGGGAGCAATGGGTGGCAAAGATTAAGTAACCCTCTTGAAGAAAGCATCCAGAATTGTGAAGACCGTCCCCGTCGGCGGGGCGCAATTCAGAAAATTCAGATATGTGTTTGTCCCCCAAACATCGGCATCATCTTTA